GACGAACAATAAACATGCGTTGCGTAGACACCTTGTATGGATGACGTATCTTACGGATAATCCGAACGGTGGCACGGAGTTCCTCTTCCAAGATCTCTACATCCCTGCGGAAAAGGGTAAGACAGTCATATGGCCTGCAGAATGGATGTATACACACAAAGGTCGTGTAGACAATGAGAACGAAAAGATGATTATTACAGGTTGGATGGAATTTAAAGCAAAAGGTATGGGCGAATTGACATGATGGAAGTTTTTGATGATTTCATTCCAGAATCATACTTGAAAGATATACAGGACCACTTTCTCCGAGGCGATGCTCCGTGGACATACCTACCATCGGTTACTTACGATAAGTACAAAGGTGATGATTTAGAATCTTTTGGTTTTGGTATGCATATATGTCGGCAAGGTAACTTTGTACAAAATTATTCAAGCACATTGCTAAAAGGACTATTATACTCTATACTAGATAAGACTGGTAAAAAAACTATCTGGAAATCTAGGATTGATATGACTTTGTATAATCCTAATAACTACAGGCACGAGGTTCATACAGATCTAGAGATACCTAATACTACTTGCATATTCTATGTTAATGATAGTGATGGTGATACCGTTCTTTATGAGAAGGGAATGGGAAGGTCTATAGAACCAAAGGCAAACAGATTGTTAATGTTTGATGGGAAAATACCACATACTGGTCATTCACCATCTAAACATAAGAATAGAGTTCTTATTAATACAAACTGCACATGAATTTAATTTGTAACCTCCCTGCTGAGAAAGTATGGGTGCGAAAAGAATACTTAACTGATCATAAGAGTGGTCATGGTGAATTTGTAGAAGGTGTATGGGTTGCTGCAAAGAGTTTACCTGGTCGGGCATTTTATTTTGAGACGTATCTACCTGAGTATGGTGCGTTGTATGATAAGTTACCGATATCCGCTTTTCTCCGAGCACCGAAAACACCGACGCCCGATATGAGTCTAGAGAATCTGCAATTTTGGAATTGTATGGACTATGGTGTGATGGCAATCAATAAAGGTTTCATATCTTCTATGGATGCTGAAATACGAACAAGAGACCACGGGTTGATAAAAGGACAATATATCTTTACAATTGATAACTATCATGCAGATATAAATGTGATAGATAATAATGTAAGTGAAGTGCCACAAGAGCATAAGTCTCATAACTGTATTCAATTAGAGAATGGGCAGTATGCACTATATCCAAATAACAGGATGCGTCTGTATGACCTCTCTATAACTCCACAAGAACCAAAAACACCTGACTTTAAGGTTTCTACCATAGAGTATCAAGTTGAGAATGGGACTGAATGGGGTAGACTAGGAGATACTGACGATTATTTCTGGGAAACACCTAAAGAAAAGGAGAACAATGGTAATTAAAGTAGATAAATCAGAAGATTTTAAGAAGAGTGGCAAAAAACTCATCTCAGAGTACGATGCACAAGCATGGTTAGATAAAATTGAGAAGAATGACGAAAGAGAATTGTTTGAGATGAAGAGAAAGAAGGAATTCCTTGACGAGTGCACTAAGTTTAGAAAAGATGGATAAATAATAGCAGCCTATGCTGTCTATATGCCACAACAGTCAACATTTAAAGATTTGAGTGTAGTATTCAAAAAACATCCTGTCACTGATGATCTAGTCACAGTGAAGGATAAGGTTGCTATTGCTCAATCAATCTCTAATTTGTTGCAGACCAATAATGGTGACCGACCATTCAAACCTGATATAGGTTCTGGTATTCGTGAACTATTGTTTGAACAAGCAGACTGGGGTACTGCTGCTGCTATAAGTGGTCGTGTCAGAGAATGTCTTGTTAAATATGAACCTAGAATTAATGTATTAACAGTCAAAGCAGATCCTGACTTTGATAACAATGGTTTTGACGTTTCAATAGAATATGAAATTCTTGGTAGAGACGATGGCAGAATAGTTGCTGATGTATTTCTAGAACGTACAAGATAATGCCTTATACACAGGTCTCAAATTTAGACTTTAATCAAATCAAGACTTCTCTCAAAGAGTATATGAGAGCTCAGTCGGATTTTACTGATTACGATTTTGAAGGGTCTACTCTTTCTGTACTTCTTGACACACTTGCCTATAATACTTACTACACAGCATTTAATACCAATATGGTAGTCAATGAGTTATTCATTGATTCAGCAACACTAAGAGACAACGTAGTAGCATTAGCAAAGCAATTAGGGTATAGACCAAAGAGTGCAACCTCTCCTACAGCATATATTTCATTTACTGTCACATATACTAACGCAACAACTGATACAGAATTATTATTAAAGAAAGGAACTGGATTTACAGCAACATATGACAATAACATTTACAACTATGTTGTATTGGATGATGTAAAAGCACAAGTAGCAAATGGCGTAGCAATCTTTACAGATGTTGCTGTAAATGAAGGAACACAACTTATCAATACATTCACTGTCAACACAGCAAGTAAATCACAAAGATTTATTCTTGATAATCAAAACATAGACACTAATACAATTAGAGTTAAAGTATATCCTACTGGTGGATCATTTAATGAACCATATCTAGTTGCAGATAACATACTAGGAGTTGATGGTACATCAAAAGTATTCTTCTTAGATGAGATAGAAGATGAAAGATATGAGATATTATTGGGTGATGGTATATTAGGTAAAAAATTAGATAACAATGCAAGAATAGAAGTATCATATTTGATAACATCAGGTCCTGAAAGTAATGGTGTAAGAACATTTGTATTCTCTGGTGTATTAGAAAATACTAATAACGTATCACCTACTTCTTTCTCAGTTACAATTAACTCTACTGTTGCAGCAGCGGGCGGTGAAGAGATAGAAAGCACACAAAAGATAAAATATACTGCTCCAAAAGCATATGGCACACAGGAGCGTGCAGTGACCGCAGATGATTATGAAGCAATTGTAAGAAAAGTATATCCAGCAACAAGTGACATCATTATATTTGGTGGAGAGGATCAAGAACCACCACAATATGGAAAAGTATTCATTGTATTGAAACCAACTGATGCTAGTTACCTTACATCATTAACAAAAAACAAGATTGTTGCAGATCTTAAGAAATACGTTGTTGCATCTGTAGAACCACAGATTGTAGATCCTTCTATTCTATACGTTGAGATGAATAGTAAGATATATTACAACAGTCTAATTACAGATCAGACACCAACACAAATTAGAGATAAGGTTATTGGTTCTATACAGTCTTATATTGATACAAGTGATACTGAGAAGTTTAATGGTAAGTTTAGATACAGTAAGTTTGTAGGTGTAATAGATGATGCTGATAAGAGTATCAATTCTAATCTCACGAGTCTCACAATGAGAAAGGATTTTTATCCTTCTCTTAATTCTACCTTCTATTACGAGGTATGTTTCCAGAATTCTTTTGATGAGGACTGTGATGATCCTGTATTGTCATCTACTGGTTTTAGAGTAACAGAGTATCCTAATTTTGATGTTTATGTTGAGGATAGATCTGGTAAAATCATCCTATATAGACTAGATACCGTAACTGGTGAAAAAGTTGTACTAGACAATGATATTGGTGATATAGATTATGTAAGAGGTGAGTTAAAAATGTATAACTTGACAATAATTAAAGGTAGTTTCTTTGATAACAGAATTTCGGTAAGGGTAAAACCATTATCAAATGATATCAAAGCAATGCGTGAAGTTTATCTTGACGTTGATGTCGCAAATTCATCATTCACTGCATATAAAGAGTAAGAAATGCCATCTGTAAAGACAAAGAGGATATCAACTCTAATTGAGTCACAACTTCCTGAGTTCATTACATCTGAGTATGAATTGTTTAGTAAATTCATTCAGAAGTATTATGAACAACAGGAGGTACAAGGTGGTACTTTAGATATTATTACAAATATAGAAAAATATGCAGACATTGATTACTATGAACAAAACATACTTAAACAGCATGATAGTCTGGTCACTAATATCTCTACTTCTGACACTACAATTGTATTGGAAGATGCGACGAGTTTTCCAGAAAAGAACGGATATGTAAGAATAGACAATGAGATAATTTTCTATGAATCACGAACAGGAACAACTCTATCAGGAGCAGTTAGAGGTGTTAGCGGTAACACAACTCTGGGTGATCTTTATAGCTCGTCAGAGTACACCAGCACAGATGCAGCATCACATAGCTCTGGTGCGACGGTTTTTAATGTAAGTAATCTTTTTCTATATTCTTTTATTAAGAGTTTTGAGAATCAATACTTAGGTTCTTTTCCTGAGAAATATCTTAAGGGTGAAGTTGATAAGAGGACCTTAATTAAGAATATACAAAAATTTTATAAAGCAAAAGGAACTACAAGTTCTATTGAGTTTGTATTCAATACTATTGTTGCTAAGGATCATACTAATAAACCAGAAGTATACAAACCAAGAGATTTTACATACAAAGTATCTAATGCAGATTGGGTAAATGTATATGCAATAAAAGCAAAAGTTGTATCTGGTGATGTTAAGAGTTTAGTTGGAAAGAAGATAGTACAGGCAGAGACTGAAGAGTATGGATATGCAGATGCAACAGTAGATAACGTCTATGCTGATGGTTCATCTGATGGTGAGCAAATTTATAATATTGTATTAGCACCAGAAACAGTTAATGGTGATTTTAGTGTCTCAACTAAGACTCGTCTTGAGACAACATTAACAGGAACTGCAAGCACAGGTGATAGAGTAAATGTTTTTTCTACAATAGGATGGGACAAAACAGGATCAATATTAATTGGAAGTGAAACAATTACATTCAGTGCTAAAACTGCCACTCAATTTATTATTGATAATAGAGTTGCTCAAAACGCAGTCATACACAGTGTTGAGGAGTCTGTATATAAACCTGTAACATTGGTAGGTAGTGGTGTTACATTATTGACACTTGGAGTTGTATATAATGCACTACCAAAAGAAGGACAACCATTCTCTGATGTTGGAGATAAGTTACAAATATCTAATCCTGGTTTTGAGACTGCCGATTCTAAGATTGTAAATGTAGGTACAAATCAGACTCGTTGGATCAAGAGTACATTTGGTGCTGTAAATGTTCCTACATTGCCATCAGTTACAAACTCATTAGATCAAGTCCCTACAGATGTATCTGGTATATTTGCAGATGATCAATATTACTATATTGCTAGTTCTAGTTTTCCATCACATAAAATTCTTGATGGAACTACAGTTAATGAAGAAGTATTAGATCAGAAGTTATTAAAAATTATTAGAAAAGAAGCAACTAGAACTACAGAGACATATCCTACACCTAAAACTGATATTGGTATTGGATTGAATGGTGTTCCCTTTTATAGTTACAAAGATCCAGAAAGTATTAGATTTGGTTTATTAGAAGAAATTAGAGTTGATTTAAGAGGAACAGGATATAGAAACCCTCCTTTTGTATTAGTTGATCAAGTGCCTAGTAAAGCAAGAGCAGTTCTTGCTGGTCAAGTAGTAGAAAGTATAACTGTAGACACCACTGATATATTTCCTAGAACTCCTGATATCACAATTACATCAGGTCGTAATGCTGTTGTTAGTGCTATTGTTACAGGTGGAAAAGTAACGAGTCTAAGTATTGACAATCCTGGTGAGTTTTATTCTTCACCTCCACAAGTTGTAATTAGAGATAATGCTGGTCGTGGTAGATTTGCTGAGTATGAGGCAATAGTAAACACTGATGGACAGATAACAGGATTTAATAAGATTGGAGAGGGCAACTTTTATAATCAAAACACTGTAATAGTAGATATTATTCCTGTTGGTAATGGAGCAACTGGTATACCTCTTTTAAAAGAATGGAATTACAATAGGTATAAAAAATTAGAAAATAATTTAGATACTGAAAATGGATGTATATTTGCAAATTATAATAACGTATTGGAATATGGTTATGGATATGTTGCAAACCCTAAAGCACTTCGTGTTGATCTTAATGATAATTTGAGTACTTCTGGAACAGAACCAGCATCTAAAACTCATTCTCCCATTATTGGATTCGCATATGATGGTAACCCCATATATGGTGCATTTGCATATCAAGATCCTCTAGACTCATCTTCTTCTATTATTAGGATGACTTCTAGTTATTCTATTAATGGTAGTCGTTCAAACGGTCCTTCACTGTCGGCATACCCGATAGGGACTTTTGTCAATGACTACACCTATACCCACAAAAGTGGCACACTAGATAAGAACAATGGAAGATTTTGTATTACCCCAGAATTTCCGAAAGGAACTTATGCTTATTTCATTACTATTGATAGCAATCAAGTACCGCAGTACCCATACATTTTAGGAGAGAACTTCTACTCCTTGCCTGTTGATAGTAATTACAATTCTAATATCAGTCAAGATGATATTCCTAAAAAATCAAAGAGATTGTATGAAACAGGAATGCCTAGAAATGGTGATGGATTTATAGCAACAATATCTGATGTAAAACCAGGTACAGTTGATGCTGTTGGTGTAGTAGATTCATCTCCTAATTTTTCTATTAATTCTCAGATATATCTGGATAATAAAGGGACAGAGGGATCTGAGGCAGAAGCAATTGTTTCTTCTGTAAAAGGAAAGAGTGTAAATTACTTAGAATCAAAACAAAGTAAAGTTGTTAAACTAACAACAATACAATCTGCATATTTGTTTGTTGATGATACTTTAACTCAACCATCATCTGGTGCATTTGGTTCTATTGTTGGTACAGTTAGAAATGACAATACTATTGTTCTTAGAAATGTAAATGGTGCATTTGATAACACAGGAACATTTAGTGCTGCAATAAAAACATTTGATGTTCTATTAGATCAGAGAAGTTCTTATACTAAAGGTGCAATATTAAGTCTGACTGATGGTATCAACACACCTATTGCTACTGCTGAAGTATTAGAAGGAACATCCTCCCAAAACGTAGTCCAGATCAAGGTTCTTACAGGTACATGGATTGTTGATACTACTTACTTTATACAGTCAAATGATTTATTTAATACATCTGGAACTAGAATTGTAAGACTCACATCGTTGAGTGATGGACTAGAACCATTTGAGGTAAATCAAAGTGTTGCACTAGTAGAAACAGCAGATAATCATGGTCTTGGTATTGGTGATAAAGTTACAATAGATATTAATCCTGATGATAGTACAACAACCAAAACTTACTATCTAAGAAAAAGATTATATCAGGAAGCAACACTACTTGCTCCATCAAAGAAAACAAGTATTAATTTTACAGGAGTTGGAAGATATGAAATCCTCAATGGTGGTGCTGATTACACTAGCAACACTTACACTGGTGTTTCTCTTACAGGAGGATCTGGAAGTGGAGCAACTGCTACAATTGCTGTTTCTGGTGCGGGTGTAGTATCAAATGTTACATTAGAAAATGCTGGTGTTGGATATGCTAGAGGTGATTTACTATCAGTTGCCGATGAAGATCTAGTAAGGTCTGGTGCATCACAGTCTACATCAAGATTAACAATATATGTTGGACATTCTGGTCTTGCTGCTGGAAACACTAGTCTAGTTGTAGATAATGCAAATGGATTTGCTGAACAAGATTATGTACAAATAGGAGATGAGATACTACAGATAACTGGTATCACTGACAATACTTTTACTGTCACTAGAGGTAATCAATCTACTTCTGATGTTGATCATTTTGATGGTCAAGAAGTATCTCTATATCAAGGTAGATATAATTTTACATCTAACTTCCAAATATTTTCTGGAGCAACTTCTGGTTACATTCAATCATACGATCCCACAACACAAAAAATAGTAATAGTCTATGACTATGCAACTCTATTATCAAATGCACAACAAGTAGCATTGAGTTCTAGTTTCTTTGATAGTAGTACACCACAGAAATTGGTTGCTGTTGGTTCTACTAGTTCTCCAATCTATGAATTTGAATTCTCAGAAGATAATAGTACATTTGTACCTAACCCTAATATAGATTTACAAGAATTTTATAAGTATAAGTTTGATACGTCTCATTCTAGTCTCACTGGGACTTACTTTGATATTAGTCCAAGTAATAACTTTAACTTAATAACAATAGAGAAGATTGCATCTACAATATTACCTGGTAATGCTGGTGCATTTACAGATGTTAAGTTTGGATATGGTTATAGAGCTGGTAATACCTATCAAACAAAAACAGGAACAGATTTTACAAACTTCTATTATTTTGATAACAAGAATGTAGTAAGTGCTGGTAATGCATATTTTAAAATTACAACAGATCCATTACAGTCAACAAGAACAGTAAATTACGTTACTCCAAATCGTTTTGTATATGATATTCCAAGTGAACCACTTTGGGATGGATCAGGATCTATTTCTTACACAACCACTGGACAGTTTGCTATTGGAAAGATAAACACTGTAGATATTATTAACTTAGGAATTAATTATAAAAAAGTTCCAATAGTTCTTGGTGCTGATCCTACTGAATCTTTCAGAGCAAGTGCTACTGTATTGTTTGATACAGCATCTAATATAATAACTGGAGTAAACATTACAAATGAAGGAACTAACTACTCAAATCCTAAAGTTATAATTACAAATGGTGATGGAGTAGATGCTAGTTTTAATATTGTTAGTAGACAAGGAAAGATATTTTCTATTACTGTAGAAAATGAGGGAAGAGGATATACATTTGCACCTGAGATAATAATTGTAGAAGGTGACGTAGATGCATATGTGGATAGTAATAGTATTGGTGTTCCTAAGAGTATTCGTATTACTAGAAATGGTGCAGCATATCATTTAGATAAAACAGTAGCATCATCTATTACATCAAATTATATTTTAAGTGTAAAACCAATTAGTGGTGATCTACCAACTTATAGAAGAGGAGAAATTGTAGTTCAAAAAATTAATAATGTAGAAGTTTCTAGAGCAAGAGTATCAGAATGGAGAGATGGATCTAATCTTTTAAAGGTAGAAAATGTAACAGGTATTATCAGACAAGATGTTGCTATAACAAGTATATTAAGAAGTGAAGTAACTGCTACAGTAACCAATATATTTGTAACTGTATTTGATGAACAGATTTCTAGTTTCTATGACAACCTAGGATTCTATCAATCAGATAAAGGTAAACTTGGTGTTTCTAATCAAAAAATTACAGATAGTTTCTTCTATCAAGATTACTCATATGTCGTAAAATCTAAGACTTCTATTGAACAATGGCGGGACTTAATTAAGTCTACTACACACCCTGCAGGATTTAAGTTATTTGGACAAGTAGATATAGAAGCTACTGCAAGTTCCGAGATGCCAGTTGAAATTCCAAAAGCATCTCACTTTAGTGTAATACAATTATGGGACCCAAATAAAAATAGAATTACAGTTGAAAACTCTTCTTACGTTATTACTCAATCAGTGCAGAAAGTTGAGAATCAAAGAATTCGTAAGGCATTTGGAACTGCTGCAACTAGTGAATTTAATTTTAATGAAGTTACTGCATTTGAGTTTACATTAAATGGATCATTTGATGGTGCATACGACAGTAACGGTAAATTGCAAGGAACTACATCCTTCCAAATTTTAAAAGATGGAATTGCATATACACCAGCTTCCTCTAAAGGTTTGATAGTTACATTAGATGGTATACTACAAGAACCTGATGTTGCATATACAATTTCTGGTGATCAAATTACATTCTCTGCTCCACCATTAGGAGATGGATCTAAAGCTGGTTCCTCTTATAAAGGTGTTACTTTCTATGGTAAAGTATTTCAGTTTAAGGATGATCAATATAATACAAAACATCTAAAAAAAGTAAGAAATATATTCCAACGTAGTGGAACATGGATTGATGCTGCAAATCAAATAGAAAGAAATGTACAGTTTATTATTAATGAATCTGTTGGATATGGTAAGGCAACATACTCATCATTAGATTGGAATACAAAACAAGATGATTATGAATCAAATATTAGAGCATTATTAGATGCTTTCCAACATGATCTTAGATTTGGTGGAAATGTAAAAACATTTGACTACACATCTATCTTCAACTCAGGTAGTGAATACCTATACATTCAAAATAATAAAACAGAGTCTATTGCTATATTTGAATATGCTAATAGATTAGCAAAATTAGCAATTAGAAATTGGGACTTTATTGATGTTGGAATTGCATACATTCAAGGACAGAAAGCAGTTACAGTTACAAGCACTAAGAATCTTGCTATTGGATTGTTTATAAGTTCTGGTAAAGCATTTCCAGATGGAACTAAAATTGTATCTATTGACAGTGAGACTCAAGTAACATTAAACAATGCAGCACTAGCAAACTCTGGTGGCGGTGGTGGAGCACCATCTGGTGTCACTCCTATAACTGGTACTGCTGCTGGTGGATCATCTACAAACGCAACTAATACTGCTGCTGTTGCACCTGGCAATACATTTGATGTACCGCCAGGTTCTACATTTATTGTACCTACATCATTCTCAGGAACTGACCAAGCAAAATTTGGTTGGAGTGCATTGAATAATGGTATGTTCTACAAGGCAGGAGAGTTGATAGAGAAGAATGAAACAGAAATAATTCAATTAGCATTGAATGCAACTCAAACACAGTATCCAAACTTAGGTTGGGGTGGAGGTCCTGGCGTAGCACCATATTATCCTCTTCAAATGAGACCATTGATACAGGCGTATGTTTATCATCTTAAGTTAGGTGGTAACTCTAAGATTGTAGAGAATGCACAATTATATTACAGAGATTATGATTACCCCTATGGAGAAACATTATATTATGATGCATCATCTTTAGGTTTACAGGGTAAAGGTATTACTGGAACTGTAGAGTCAACACTTTACATAATGAATCAGGTCAAAATTGGTTGTATACAGGCAATGAGAAATCAATTGTCTATTACAGATCCTAATGTATTGGTTGACTCAAATTCTCCTACATGTGCAGAAGTAGAAAGCACACTTGAAACTTATCATAGTATTAATATTACTATTCTTGAGGAAGGTAGAAACTTAGTTGAGAAAACTGAGCAGAATAAAAATAAAGTTGGTAACTGGACTAATACTCGTACATATTCTAACTATAATATTCTTGGTGATCCTTTACTTCCTGCACAGGAATGCACTACTGTAATTTCTGCAATGGATTCTTTACATGATAATTTAAGTGATATAATAAGTGAGAAAACAGTAACTAAATCTTTGCCAGATTATATTGATGGCGAAACTACAGACTTTGAATTGTATTGGGATGACAATACAGAAGTAGATACAGAAAAAGATGAAAACTTATTCTTAAGTCTAAATGCTGTAATACAGAGACCTAAGTTTACAGAAAATTATCCATTACAAGATGCTTATCTTATAGACAGAACTGTAATTCCTAATATTATTAAATTTGATGTTCCTCCAATATGGGATCAAGATTTAGGTGCTAAGACTATTGGTGAACCAACTGCTGTAGAGAAAGTAACTGGCATAGGTGTTGGTAATTATAAGAGATTGACTATTGATAAAGACTTAGTTGATGGAGTTAGAAACGGACCTTTCTTAATTCTTGATGTAGAAGATCTTACTGTACAGAGTATAGAATCTGAAGATAATCTTTATGTATTCTTAGATGGTGTGTTACAAGTAAACGGAAAGGCGTATACTGTATCAGGTCCTAACATTACATTTGCTACATCTATCAAACCAGAGATGCAAATTGACATGAGATATCTCTATGGTAGAGATGTTGGACAGATATTGAACATATATGATTTTGCACCTGACACCTACTTTGCTACTGGTACATTCTCATTTGATACAGATGCGACAACCATGACAAATCTCTTGGGATACACTTGGATGGGAGATGCTCTTGGTGCACCTATTCATGTATGGCAAGTCAGAGCAAATGGAACTTTAAATATTATTGGAGCATTGAGTAATGCAACATCAAGTGGTAGCACAGTAACATTTGAGATTAGAGGTCAGAATGGTTCTATAGAATCTGGATTGGATTTTGTATTTGCTCCTAGAGGTTATTATAGTAGAACATTTACAATTGCAGATGCAGATATATCAAATGAATTATTGAACTACAATGCAGATTCTGATGGAAGAAAACTTCTAAAAGATAATAATGCTATCTGGGCAGGAACTAGTATTGGTAGAACATACAAACCACCATTTGTTTATCTTTCTAAGGAAGATAAGATTAGAGTAGAAGGTGAAGAAGGATTTAGAAAAGTAAAAGAATTACCACAAACAGCAACCAGTAAAGATGGTAGACCATCAGAGCAGTTAACAGATGATATATTTGGTGCAGTCTCAATTGAGACTTATACTGGAATCACGAGAGGAGAGGGTCTATCAGTAGTTGCTAAGGTAGAGAATGGATCAGTTGTATCATTAACATGGAACCAAAGAAACTATGATCCTGTTACACAACCAACTGCATATCAATACTTTACACCTCCAGTATTAAAATTCATACCTAACGATAGCACAGGTGGTGGTGCTAGAGCAAATGTACTAGTCAGTAAAGGACAAGTAATTAGTGTTGATCTTATTGATGGTGGATCTGGATATACAGTTGCACCAAAAGTAGTTACAACAAGAAGATTTGATATTCTTACTGAAAGAGATATTGGTGTATCTTTAATAAACATAGGACTTCAAACATCTGTACAAAGTGGTGGGATGACTTCCTCATCAGTTATCAATGAAATTAGTGCTGCTGGAGTAACTAATGTTTCTGGTATTAGTTCTTTAGATGTTAAGATAGGAGCAGATGCTGAAATAGTACTTGAAAGAGATTTATTTCCTGATGAGATAGAAGTATTCTCTATTGGTGGACAGTTAGATCCAGAAAGAGATTTCTTAGAGATCTTTACAAATAGACCAACTGCAGCTGCTGATGTACAAGTATTTGAAGGTCCTTCTTATGAAGCAACTGTTGTTTCTGCAGAGGTTCAAGATATTGTATCTCTCAATTCTATATCTACTGTTTCTAAGGCAATCACAGCAACTACACAAATTGATATTCCTAACAATGCGATTAGTAATGTCAACTTCTTTGAGAATGCTGCTGTATTGGATCTTGACTTCTTCATTGGTGATGTTATTGCTTACATTGCTGACACATCTAAGTTTGCTGGTCAAGGTAGATTATTGATTGGTGATGAACTCATATATTATGAGAAGAAACTTGATGATAGATTCTATCAAATTATTAGAGGATATCAAGGAACACCAGAACGAGATTGGGTTGCTGGAACTTATCTCAGACAGATTGAAGATGTAACAGTTGTTGCTGCTGGATTACTACAGATTCAGTCTGAGAGTGATGTAAGTATGGTTAGTGCTCCTGCTGCAGGAATTTCTGCATTAGAAAGAGTTCAACAAAGACAGATTATATCTGGTGATTTCTCTGTAGCACAGAGAGAAACTCAAGTTACACTCATACCACCTCCAAGTGGTGCAATTGATCAATATCAAGAAACAATATTCTTAGTAGACCCAGTTCCAGTTAGGGCTGGTAACACTACAGGTGGACATGATGGATCTGTAGACTTGATTGAAATTAATGGTGGATATCATGTTGCCAGAAGATTGTCTACAGAAGTATTAATTGTTAACTCTGTATTTGGCAGAGACATACAATATCAAGGAAATTACATTGCTACAAACGTAGGTCATAATGTAAGTCACTTTGATGGAATATTTGAAGATGGATCTTCTGATGTTTCTGGAATTAGTATTGGAGATGTTAGCAGATACTTTGCTGATTTGACAATAGGAGACTTTACAAGAAGAGGTGATTCTAGTTATCTTCTTTCTGGAACTAAGTTTAACTTAGCACCTCCATCAATACAAAATCCTGTAGCATTTAGTGTTACTGCTGGTTCACCAATACCAAGTACAATAACAGTTGGAAGTACAAATTACTTCCCAACATCAGGATATATTTTCCATAGTAATGGAACATTTACTGGTATTGTAAAATACACTGGTAAGACTGCAAACAGTTTCACTGGGTGTACATTACATAATGGTAGTAATCAGATTGCGTCTGGATCTGAGATAGTACCTACAACAATCGTATAAATAATCGTATAAATAACTCAGGCACACTTTTAATTTACGTCGGAACAGGAAAACAATGGCTGCTATTATATCTGATAAGTTTAGGATTTTCAATGCTAAACAATTTCTAGAATCACTTTCTGAGGGTGCAACGGACACCAGTGCAGATAGATCTAGGATGTACTTCTTCGTGGGAAGACCACAACCGTGGAAAGCATATTTAGAAATTTACGCAAAAAATGCAACTGCATTTAGTGTAGGGGATGAGGTCTATGTAGGGACATATGGATCTACGAGTTTCCGTGCCACTATTTCTAAAGTTTATGACAGTGCCCTTTTATTAACCGACGTCTTTGGAAGTGCTGGTGTTAACTCTGCTCCTGCTCTAGGTTCTTCTCTTAAAGGTAGAACTGGAGGTTCTGGAGGTTCTGACACAGGTGCCACAGCTAAATCTGGAATTTATCGTTATGCTACAGAGGATGTTCCACCTCTACCACTTGATAACCAAGATGAGAAAGTTGCCTTATATGATGAGCTTATTGCAGCTAAGCGTATCACTAGTTCTTTTGCTAGAACAGTCATTCGTCGTTACAATTGGGATCTAGTTGCTAACCCTAAGTACGACATGTGGAAACCTGGATATTCTGCTACACCTGGTGGCGGTGGTCAAATAGGTAGACAAACAGCAACTGGTGCTGCATCTATTGCAGATGCTAAGTTCTATGTAATGAACTCTGCATACGAAGTATTTAAGTGTCTTTATAATGGAGAGAATCCATCTAACACTACTGGACAGAACGCAACAGAGGAACCAACCGTAGCTGGTGGTAACTATGATTCTGCAACTGGTCTTTATACAGAGTCATCTGGTGCAGGATACATCTGGAAGTACATGTATACTATTCCTACTGATGATGTTCTTAAGTTCTTATCATCAGACTTTATGCCAATCGTTCTTCCTGCTAACGCTTCTAGAACAACTGTTACTGGATTGGCAACTGCTGGAGCATGTGATGTTGCTCTTATTGAGGACGCTGGAAGTGGACTTCCTGCATCACAGACTCTATACACAAGTATTAAAGGTGATGGATCAAACGGTATTGTAAAATTTGTTACAAACGGTTCTGGTACAATCACATCTGCTGAAATTCAAGCACGAGGATCAGGTTACACATATGGTAACGTATTATTTACAAATGGTAATCTATACTCTAACGCAGGATTATCATCTGCTGTAACAACAGGTGCATCTGCTGTAGGATCTATTAAAATAATTCTTCCACCAGAAGGTGGACATGGTTCTGATCATGAGACAGAACTAAATGGTAAGCGTGTTATGACTAACATTCGTCTTACATATTCAGAGGGTTCTGGAGACTTCCCTGTAGATAACGACTTCCGTCGTATTGGTATCATTGCTGATCCATACAACTGGGGAACAACTACATTCTCAACTGCTGATACATTATCTGGATTAAAAGCAGTCAAGATAACTGGTGCTTCTGCAGATTACTCTGTTGACGAGAAAATTACTCAGACTGTAACTGGTGGTACTGCATATGGTACAGTTGTATCATGGACATTAGATAGTGGTTCTACAACTGCTGGAGTTCTTAAGTATATCCAAACAAATGATTCTCATACTGATCAAGGTATTGTCAGAGCATTTGAATCAAATGGTTCTAATGCAATTACTGGTGAAGAATCAACTGCATCTGGTAACGTAAATACTTCTTATGGGTCTGCATTATTAGGAGTTACATTCTCTAGTGGACTTGCTGCTCCAGAAGTTGAAAATAACTCAGGTGATGTCATCTATGTTGAAAACAGAAGACTAATTACTCGTGCACCTGATCAGATAGAAGATATCAAGTTAGTAATTGAATTCTAATATTGGAAAACTTCGCTAAATAATATGACGAGAACTAGATATATTGGCGGAGTACAATGCCTCAAAAGACGAATCTTAATGTAAGCCCATACTACGAAGATTTTGATGCGAATAAGAATTTTTATAAAATTCTATTTCGTCCAGGATTTTCTATACAAGGCAGAGAATTAACACAAGTACAATCTATTCTTCAGAATCAGGTTGAAAGTTTTGGTAAATATGCTTTCAAACAGGGAGAATTAGTAATACCTGGTGAAGTAGGATTAAATACAAAATTAGATTATGTAAAATTATCCTCAGTATCTGAGGTTGCAGTATCAGAAGGTGACGATATTGTATATAAAAAGTATGACATCTCTCAGTTGATTGGGCAACAACTACAGGGATTGACTTCTGGTGTTAAGGCAACTATTCTTGCAACTAAGTTATCAACAGAAACATCTGCAGATACATTATTTGTTAACTATATTAACAGTGGTTCGTCTAATACTGAGACTACTTTTAGACAAGGTGAGACTCTAGAAGTTGTTGATGGTGTAAATACTCCTTTACTTGTAGTTGGAACTGATGGGAGTGTACTTCCTACTAGTATTTCTATTACTAATCCTGATACTGGAGAAGTAACATCTTTAGAAAGTCCTGCAATGGGATTTGGTTCTGCTGTCAAGGTAGAAGAAGGTATCTATTTTGTTAATGGATATTTTGTAAGAAATGATGAAGAACTTTTAGTTATTGATGAATATTACAATAAACCATCTGCAAAAATTGGTTTTATCATCAAAGAAGAGATTGTAACACCAGAAGAAGATGCAAGTTTATATGACAATTCAATAGGATCTGCAAACTATACTGCACCTGGTGCAAATAGATTAAAGATATCTCTTTCATTAAAAGAATTTGTACTTGGTGCAATTACCGATAAGAATTTTATACAACTTCTCACTGTATCCAGAGGACTTGTACAAAGTAAAGTATCCACTACAGACTTTAGTGTATTAGAACAAACACTTGCTCGTAGAACATTTGATGAGTCTGGTGATTATGTTGTAGAAAACTTTGATATTGATGTAAGAGAGTTAGCACAGAAAGATGGTAACAGAGGTATCTTTGGTGCTGATGAGTTTGGACTATACAATGGATATAATGCTGGTGACGCATCTAGAAAGATGATTGCTAGTATAGGTCCTGGTAAGGCATATATTAAAGGTTATGAAATTGTCAACAAGGAAACAAAGTATCTTGAACTTAATAAAGCAAGAGAAAGTCTTACTAGTGATAATATAAATCTAAAGTCTAGAGGTTTACCAACATATAGTATTAATAATGTATTTGGTAGTGTTCCTCTAAACAAAGAAGGTTCTGATCTTACTGCATATCCTGATATATTTTTATATAATACATTTAATGATGGTTCTGTTGGATTAAACAATACAGAATTATCCACAGATCATAGACAAACAATTGATAGAAGAGGAAAAGTATTTACATCTGATGATGGTATTAAAACCATAACACTTCAGATAACAAATCCTACAACTCTTATAGGTGCTGTAACAGATGCAACATTCCAAACAACATTTGGAACTTTATATTATATCAAGACAAGAGCTGATGGTGGTGCACCAACAGCTGTTGGATCATTTAAAACTTTATCATTTGCGACAACAAACAAACCACTTATCAATCCATCAACATCTGTTCAATTTTTAGAACTTACAATATACGGTCCTAAAAATGAGTTAGAGGCATTACTATTAGAATATGATTTAGCAGATACTGAGTTTAAGAGAAAAATATATTTAACAGAAGCAAATGCAGCTGCAGCAGCTACAGATTCAGAATTTGGATTTATTGTAGATTATTCTGATACTATTACACCTGTAATTGGTAAAACAAAACCTAGCAATTTTATAGTAAAAGAAAGAGGAAGTGGATTTAATCCAGACTCTGATGTAGTGTTATCAAAAGGTCGTCTAGCAGCAGGAACATCTACTTACAATACAACATTTGGTTATTCTTATTTTGATCCACAATTCTTTACTAAAATTATTTTAGAAAATGCTCCTACAGGAACTAATCCATTTGATGAAGGTAGTTATGTATTTGGTATCAACAGTAAAGCATATGGTGTTGTAGAAGGTTCATCAACTGGTGTATATTCTACTGGTAAAATTTTATTTTTAAAGACATTATCTGGTAAATTTTTATCTGGAGAAACAATACAAGACGAAGCAGGAAATACTGTAAGAATTGCAACTGAAAATACAATATCTCATTTTGTTATTCCAAACAGAGGACTAGGATATGCAGATGGTGCTACTTTATTAATCAATGGGTTAGAATATGATAGTTCTAAAATTGCATTATCTAGAACTACAGATGGTAAAATTTATAAAGCAGCAATTGCAAATAGATCTGCTGTAGGTATTGAGTATGCTCAACCACCATCAGTAACCGTAAAAAATCCAGACTCTGCTGGAGCACCTAATTCTGTATCTTCAGTTGTACCTTGTCTATTCAGAAATACAGTCACTACATATACACCACAGAATGTTAAATCTATTGGTGGTACATATGGTGCAGGAAATGAGAATGTATTTACAGCAGACGTTGTTGTAGATAGTCAAAAGTATTCTGAAATTAAAACTGTAACTGACTATACATTCTTTGGTGCACAAGGATCATTGTTTATTGAATCAACAAGTTTCAGTGCAAATGCTTCTACTGTTGTACAGCAAGGAGATCTTATACAATTCTCAGATGATAATAATAATCTTGTTAGAGCAATAGTTCAATATGCAACAGTACAACAAGGAGCATATAAGTCTAGGATATATCTAGATACAGCTCTGCCAGGTTCAGTTACTAATGCTAGTATCGTAAGGTTACGTCCAAAGGTAGACAATTCTACAAGTGGCACACTACTATACACAACTGGTAGTAAACAAATATCTCAAATATCTGCTGGTGGAGATAATACTAAGATCAAATACTACTTCCGTAGAGATTTTGTAACCACTGCATCTAGTTCTGGTGGTATAATTACATTTGCTGCACAGTTACCATTTGGTACACAAAGATTTGCTGCATATCGTGAAGAGAACTTTATAATTACAATATTAGATCCTGGTGATGCACCTGATATTGTGAAAGGTGATATCATTTATGTTGAGTCTGATGATGTAGAGATTACTTCATCTACAGATACTGCAAGTGGTTTGACATCTGGTAGTATTAGTTTACAGTTACCATTAAATTATTTTGGAACTATTGCAACTAATGGTGCTTTCCCTAAACTTAAATTAACTGCAACATTAGAAGTATCTAATGCAAAACCAAGACTTAAGACTGCAGTTAAGAATAAGAGAATTACAGTTACATCTGCTGGTGATCGTATAGTTCCATTGAGAGGAACAGATTATGATAGTGAAGCAGTAGAAATATTATCATACTCTGACGCATACAAATTAAGGTATGTTTACGAAGGAACATCATCACAACCTCCTGAGATAGACACTGCTGGTAATTTAATTTCTGGCACTGATGTATCATCTAGATATACATTTGATAATGGACAAAGAGATACAATATATGATGTTTCTAGAATAGTTTTAAAACCTGGTTTTGAAGAAACTACAGGTCAACTTGTTATTGCATTTGATTACTTTGAACATTCACAGGGTGACTTTGTTACTATAGACAGTTACTTACATGATGCTGGAGTTCCAGAAGATGAAATTCCAGACTTTAATTCCTCTGTATTAGGAATAGTAGAACTTAAAAATGTAATTGATTTTAGACCAAAAGTAGATAGCACTGCTATTATACCAGGTTTCTTAAACAAATCATTATTAGAAGTCACAGATAGTCCTTTTGCTGGTGCTGGTGCTGTAGTTTCTAGTACCCCTGCTCCTGATACAAACTTAGAATACACATTCTCATTCAGTCAAAAGCAATATCTAGATCGTATTGATGGTATTTTCTTAGATAAGAAAGGTCAGTTTCTAGTTAAAGAAGGTAATTCATCTCTTAACCCAACTAAACCAGATCCAATAGAAGATGCAGTTCCATTATTCTATGCTTATATTCCTGCGTTTACAAAGACAAGTAAGGATGTAAGACTTACCCCAGTTGATAATCGTCGTTATACAATGCGTGATATCGGTAAGTTAGAGAAACGTATTGAAAGATTAGAATACTATACAACACTTAGCATACTAGAGCAGCAAGCACTTAACATGCAAGTTAAAGATGAGATTGGTCTTGATAGATTTAAGTCTGGTTTCTTTGTAGATAATTTTGAAGCACATAAAGTTGGTAATCTTAGATCTCTTGATTATAGGTGTGCTGTAGATCCACAACAATCAGTATTACGTCCACAATCTAAGGAAGATTCCCTTCATCTTGTAGAAGTTAATACTAGAAATGATCAAAGGGCAGTATCTGGATATAATAAATCAGGACACATGATCACTCTACCATATCAATCTTTATCTTTACTAGGAAATGATTTTGCTTCTTCTACACTAAATCCAAATCCATTTGTTGTATTACAATATGTTGGAGATAGTCATGTATCTCCATCTGTAGATCAGTGGTATGATCAATCTATTGAACCAGTTGTTGTAGACACAAATACAGATTTGTTCAATATTTTCTTAGCAAAAGAAAATGTAAAAGAAAGTTTCTCAAGTATTCACAACTCATTTATTGTAAACTGGGTGGGTGCTTCATCATCATTCACAAGTATCAATTCTCTTGGTGGTGTAAACTCACAGATTGCTAATACATCTGTACAAAGTGCGTCAGTTGGTAGCACATCTAACATCAGTCCACAAAATAATGAAGTTGGAAAAGGTGTGCAAACCAAAACTGTAAATGGTAATTTAGTATCAACATCATTATCACTATTTGCTAGAAGTGTTCCTATCAAATTTAATGTTGGAAGAATGAAACCAAACACAAGAATCTATGTATTCTTGGAAGGTAGAGATATTAGTCGTTGGGTGAATCCTGATCTTAGATATACAGGTATCGCAGGAAACTCATTGTCAGCATTCAATGGTTCTGTAACAACTGATGAATATGGTAATGCTAGTGGTCTTATAGTTCTACCAGCTGGATATCCACCAGCTGAAAATGCTGTATGGGGAGGAGATATTGATAATTTATCTTATGACACAGACTCTGAGCAGATAACATTGACTACAGGAACTCTAACATTTAGATTTACATCTAGTTCTACTAATGAAGCAAAGGGAGAAGTAGATTCTTATACTGAAGTTAAGTACTATGCTACAGGTATTCTTCCACAGAATCCAGATAGTATCATCTCTACTAAACCAGCAATTTTTAAATCAAATGAAGGTGTACAGTTAATTGAAAGTAATACTGATAATCCTGTAAGACCTAATCCTCTTGCCCAAACATTCAAGGTTGAAAACTTTGATGGTGGGGTATTTGTAACAGGATTAGATTTATTCTTTAGTAAGAAGAGCACAAACATACCAATTAAAACTTACATCACTAATGTAGATGCTGAAAAACCAGGTAAGAGTATCGTACCTGGCAGTGAAAAAACATTATCACCAAATACATTCCTTAAATGTTTTGCTAGTGGTAATATGTCAATACTTAAGGGTGAAACTGTAACTGGTAATTCTTCTGCTGCGTCAGGTCCTATACTTCAAGTATTTGACAAGAATAATGTTGAGTTAGTTGCTTCAGCATCTGGTAGATATAGTCTTACTAATGAGCAAGTATATACTGTTGTTCTTAGTAATCATAATGGTAGATCTTTTGTACAAAATGAGGGGTTGGCAATTCCATCTGTAACTCTTGCAAACGCAACAGGTGGTACAGATTTTGTATTAACGGTGGCAAAAGATAGTGGTAAACTTTCTAATTTAAGAATTACAAATACTGGTCTTAACTATGATAGTGCAATTTTAACAATAGAAAGTCCACAATTGCCTGGTGGATCTACTGCTACAGCAAGTATAGAAGTTTCTGGTGGTAAGATTTATAATGCTGAGGTATCACTATCTGGATTTGGATATACAGAAGCACCATCAGTTGTTGTGAAAGGCGTCGGAAATGGTGCTGGAGGGTGTGAAATACAAACCTTTATAGAAATAGATACACCAGCAGTTAGAATGGGTGTAGCAGTTGATACAGAGGGTGTAACAAACTCTACTATACCAACAAACTTTATGTTTGATTATCCAGTGTATTTACAAAATGATACTGAGTATGCTCTTGTAATAGAAACTGATTCTATAGATTATAAGTTATGGTCATCTAAATTAGGAGAAACTGACATATCAACAAGTACGGTTATCACAACTCAACCATCATTAGGTTCGGTTTACCGATCACAAAACACTGAGAGTTGGACAGAGGATATATTTGAAGATCTTAAATTCACTTTATATCGTGCAGAGTTTGATATTACTAGACCAGCAGAATTAATACTTAAGAATGGTAGCACAGGATATGAATTACTAGATTCAAATCCATTTGAAACTAATGCAAGTGCAAATACAAATTCTACATCTAAATTCTTCAAAAATAATAACTCTATTGTTAAAGTAAATCATAGAGATCATGGATTTGAAGATAGTGGAAAGTCATATGTGTTCTATAAGAATGCACTAGAGACTGGTGGAATTACACAATCAATATTAAACAGTACATTATTTGAAGTAACAAATTCTGGTATTGACACATACAACATAACATCTAGTTCACAATCTGCTTCTAATGCAATAGGTGGTGGAGATGTTGTCTATGCTTCTTACAACAGAAAGTATGAGACATTATATCCACAAATTCATTATCTAACATTTACTGGAACTAAGTTAGAAACATCAGTAAAAACAATAGATGTTGTGCCTGTTGATTCTACTACAACAAACTATACATCATATTCAACATCTGATTATGAAAAGACATTTTTAAATGAACCACATTACTTTACCAATCAAAAGTTTGTCGCATCTAAAATAAATGAAACTTTGAATAGTTTGACAGAATCTTTAACATATAAAATGTTATTGTCGTCTACTAAATCTTATTTGAGTCCAATAATAGACTTGTCAAGTGCTACTGTCAAAACATCTTCTAATAGAATAGAAAATGCTACAGGTCAGGAAAGTAGATATGGTAGAAAGGATCAGATTATAGAATTCTATCCTGTTTACACATTCCAACTTGCTGGTAATGGTGGTACTCAAATACAGGCAGATCAATCAATAGTAGGATCAACAACTAAAACTACTGGAACTATTGCTAGAGTAAACGGAAATGTAGTTTATGTAAGAGTAAAGACAAGTCAATTCTTCCAAAAGGGAGAAACTGTAACTCTTGGAAATCAAAGTAGTTTAACTACTGTAGTTGTTGATTCTAATCCATCACAAGTATTCTTTAGTATAAATCAAGCATCAACTATTGTTGCGAGAAATCCATCTATTATATTAGAAACATATGATAATATCATTACTGGTAAAACTACAATATGGAATAGTCAAACTCAACAGTTGACATTGAAGGTAGATGTTAAACCAATCAATGATGATTTTACTAGCAGAATAATTGACAATGTGTTATACAATAGAAACTCTGTAACTACAGATCAAATTGATGACATATTCCGTGTAGGAGATTTTGTTAAGTATCCTAATCAACCAGATGATGAAGCATCATATTTAGAAGTTGGTTCTGTAACATATGAGAATGGTATTGACTTTGTTTCTGAGGATACATCTAAGAATAGTTCTTCTATTTCCAAGTATGTAACTAAGGAAGTTTCAATACAAAGTCCAGCATCTGCTATTGATGTACATCTTTTAGCAAATGTTAAAGATATAGGTAATTTACAAGTTCTCTATAGATTCAAAAAAGCATCTAGTCAAGAGAACTTTGAAGATATTGATTGGGAATATTTTAATGAAGATGGGTCACCAGATACATTTGAAATTGCAACAAGTGAAAACTCAATATCTAGTATTGTAGAGAAACAATCATCATATCAAGATTTGAAATATAGTATTGCTGATCTACCAGAATTCTCGTCATTTGCAGTCAAAGTTATCATGCGTGGTGTTGATCCATCATTTGTACCTAAGATTCAAGACATAAGAGCAGTAGCCTCATTCTAATTTCCGCATATGGATTATTTGAAGGTTGAAGGACATGACGGTCTCGTAAGGGATCAAAACACAGGTGCTATCTTGAATCTGGACGATTCTGCTATAGAGGCAAGAAGAAAGTCTAAACACCTAGGTTCCGCATTGGATGACATAAATATGTTGAAGAATGAAGTATCTGAAATCAAGTCCTTATTAAGAGAGTTAATCCAAAATGCCAGCAATACAAGTCGCTAAAACGGATACCTTTGAGACCCAAAGGCAGAAAATTAATCAAATAGGTACAGATATATTTCAAGTCACTGCTGGTGGCACAGATTTATCTACTGGTAACTTAAAATTAGGTGATGGAACGAGACAATCTCCTTCACTAGCTTTTACTACAGATGAAAAATTAGGTATTTACAAAGCAGGAACAACAACTCTTGGTTTTGTTGCATTAGAAAAAAAATTACTTGATATATCTGCGACTGAAGTAAAGTATTACAAAGATATTATTGTACAACAGAAAAAATTAGAAGATAGTGGTCTTTTAATACAAGATGTTGGTAGTAACTATGATGCTGGTAGTTATGTAGCAATTCCTGTATTAGGAGGTACTGGTGATAATGCCCTACTTGATATTGTAGTTGTTGATTGGTCTGGATCAATTACACAACAAGGTAAAAATTATAATCCTGGTACTAACTACACTGGAATAGCATTAGTTGGTAGTGCTACAGGTAGTGAGGCAACTTGTAATTTTGAAATTCCTTCACTAGATGGTGATATATCAAATGCGGGTTCTGCATATCCACCTGGAGTTTATTCTGCTGTTCCTCTGACTGGAGGAAATGGTAATAGTGCAACTGCAGATATTACAGTTACTGGTACTACAACTTTACCAACTACTGTACAAACACCAGGTTCTGGATATGTAGATGGCACATATTCATCAGTACAATTCTACAACACTCCAACTCAAACATTTGTAGTAACAGTGAGTGGAGGTCCTGGCACATATCAATATGTTATAGATGGTGTTACAACCCCAACTCTTAATGTAACTTCTGGTAATACATATCGTTTTGATGTGTCAGATGCTAGTAACTCTACACACCCTTTATATTTTCATGCTGCTGGAGATGAGTTAACTTCTTTAGATCAAACAAAATATTTTCAAGTCTCTCAAACTGTAGAAGGAACCGCAGGAGCATTTGTAGATATAATTATTTTTGAACTTGGTGCTGGTAGTCTTGGATATGCTTGTTCTCAACACTCAGGAATGGGTGGAACAATTAATCATACTACTGGATCACAAGGTGTATTTGGTAGAAGTGCTTTTGGTGACGTTACTGTTACTGCTGGTGCTGTAACAGACGTTTCAGTTACTACTTCTGGTAATGGATACAAACAAGGAGATACATTTTCTGCTATTCCTGCAGATCTTGGTGGAACTGGTTCTGGCATGGTTGCTGTGGTTGGAACTCCAACATATACTGGTACTGTAACAAACGTAACTATTGGTGATGTTGGTCAAGATTATCTTGCTGGAGATATTCTATCAGCAACAGATGCAAGTTTAGGAAATGGTGGTGGTTCTGGATTCGCTTGGACTGCTAGTACAACGCCAGGTGAAATTTCAGAATTTTCAATTGCAACCTATGGTAGTGGATATCAAGTAGGTGATGTATTACAATTGCCAGGTGCAACCACTGGTGTTAGTTGTTACATATCTGGTACTTTAAATGGTGTTCCTGTAACTCTTGGGACAGGAAATACCTTTACAGTTCCTGATGGTACTAGGTTTGAAGTTGGAATGATTCTTACTACTGAAGCAGGAAGCACAGGTGATGTTGGTCAAGGTGTTACTGTAACAGCAATAAATGGAAACACAATCTCAATATCTCAATCTCCTGCTGTTGCTGGTGCTGCAACTTTAACATTCTCATCTATTGATTCTTTAAATATTACATTACCTTCAGTTGCTGGATTGTCAGTTGGAGATTCAATCACACTTGCTTCTGGTAATGCAGTATTAGGATCTAACACAACAATTTCATCTATTGATGCTCCTAATAATATTATAACTTTATCTGGACAAGCAACAGAACCAGGTACTGCAGTATTAAATTTCTCTCCTGTATTTGGTGTAGGTACTCAAACATTCCAATATACAATTTCAAGACTAGGATCTGTAGATACAGCAGTAATTTCTGGAGATTCTGCTGGTAATGGATATTCTGAAAATGATATTCTTTCAGTAGATCCTACAAACTTGGTAGCAGCAGAAACCAAGATTGTAAAATATGAAAAAATTCAAACTCTTACATTTAGTTCAACTGTTTCTGCTGGAACTTTTACAACATCACAAACATTAAGTGAGCAAGATGGAACGATAGTTACATTTGTACCAACAGGATCAACAATTGTAGGAGAAGCAAACGCAGATTATGGTATATTATCTGCTAGTGGTGGTAATGGTAGTGGAGCAACATTTACTGTAACTAGAGATGCACAGGGTGTCACATCTGTTCAAGTTAGTGATGGTGGTTATGGATACGCAGCTCAGGAAAATTTAACTATTGCTGGTACCTCAGTGGGTGGTTCTTCTCCTGCAGATGATATTACTATTACAGTTGATAGTATAACAGATTTCTTTGACTACACAATTTTACAGGTAAATGAAGGCGGTGGTAATACAACAAATGTTGTTATTCAAATAAGTGATGCAAATGCTGGTTTTGCCAATCCTAATGTAATAACAAGGTCTGGAGGAGCAGGAACTTACACAGTTGCAACATCTGTTGATGATGACATATTTACAATTGACGATGTATTTACTCCAAGTTTAACTTTCTATGTTGGTAGTACATACACGTTTGATCTTAATGATGCATCTTTATCAGCAGATACCTTTGCTCTTAGTGCATTTGAGGGAGGTTCGTATGCACCATCTTTAGTTGAGAATGTAGTAGCATCAGTAGAAACCACAAATAAAACTATTACTGTAGCATCTACAACTGGTATTGAAGTTGGAATGGCAGTATCAGGAACTGGTGTGGGACAACTTGCTGCTGTTACAAGAGTTGTAAGTAAAACTGCAACCAGTGTAACTATTGATGAGTTTCCAATCAATGCTGGAACTATAACTTTAAAATTTGAAGGTGCTGAATATACAGATGGTGTTGTTAGAGATGCAAATGCATTAACAATTAAAGTAACATCAGCAACCCCATCAACACTTTATTACTATTCTCAAAACAATGAGGGATTAGGTGGGTCAGCATCAATAACAATAGATGCTAATAACCCTAAAACATTTGGTAGTGGATTTAGTATTTTAGTTCAGACAATTGCTTCTACAGATGTTATTATTGCTGATATTGATGCGGGAATTTTATCTGCTCTAACTTTTTCTGGAACTGATCTGGAAGTTGCTACTGGAGCAGTTACAGGAAACTTAACTGCTCCTAATATTGTTGGCGAAATTGTATCACTAACAACAATTAATTCTAGTTCTAACATAACTTCCACTGCACTCAATATAGTAAACAATGGTAATTTCTTCATAGGATCTTCACCACAAACAAATGTATTAGATGTTGTTGGTAACACTGGTGCATTAACAACAAGTGGATTTGTTAAAACATTAGACAAATTTAATAGTAATGATCAAATTGAGATTGAAGATAATGATATTAAATCTCTTTCTGGTTTTGATATTCTCATTAGTCCAGCAGCAACAAGAGTTGCTAAGATAAACACAACATCTGCTATTATCATTCCTGCTGGTGATACTAACGCTAGACCATCTTCTGCTGTAGTAGAAAATGGTGCAATTAGATTTAATACAGATAGCGGACAGTATGAAGGATATAGTGCTACAACAACATCATGGTCATCACTAGGTGGTGTTAGAGACTTAGATGGTAACACATTCATATCTGCTGAAGAAACTGTTGGTGCAAACGATAATAAATTATGGTTCTATAATGATGGTGACAATACAATCAGAGTTACACCAAATCATTTAGAATTTATTCAGATGAAGAAGGTGCGTTCTCTCAATACAGCAGCACCAACTTACACTGAATGGGCAGCAAACACTCCTGTAACAGCAGGAACTTATGTTAAGTATAGAAACAACGTATTTGAAGTTACAGTCTCTGGAACGACAGCAACGTCAGGTAGTGAACCGACTGATATATCTGGTACTCCATTTACAAACGGATCTGCAACACTACAATTTAATACAAGTGCTGTTGGATTATTAACATTTGAAGAATGTTCTGATGTACAAATAGGACCTCTTGGTGATGTACCATTAACAATTAGTGGTGATTTAAGATTTCAAAACAATGAGATTTCATCACTTATTAATGATATTGACATCAGACCTAATGCTGGTAAGAAAATTGTATGTGATATAGATACAAGTTTAGTTCTTCCTTCTGGAACTACAGCACAGAGAGGATCTGCTGCAACAGGATCTGTCAGATACAATACTACAACTCTAACTTACGAAGGTTATGATGGAACCAACTGGGGTTCACTTGGTGGAGTAAAAGACGTTGATCAAAATACTTATATTATTCCAGAATTATCTGCTGGATCAAATGAAAATATTTTATACTTCTATAATGATGGAAGCAATACAGTTCAGTTAACAACAACTGCATTAGATTTCTATTCAGTAGATACTATTAGATCTATCACATCACAAGAATTTGAGATTACTGCACAATTGATGACATTCAATAGTGCTCAAACAACTCTTGACAATACTGCTACTGATACAACATTCTTACATACCAGTAAGCAATACTTTGATCTAGGTCTTTCAGCTGGATTAAATGTTGATCCTGTTCTAAGACTTGACAATCAAGGTGATGTGTTCTTGAACGTAGGTTTTGGAACTGGTGTATATGATGGAGTTAAAATATTTGATGGTGACTTGAAAGAGTTTGAACTTGCTGATGTTAAGATCTTATCTGAGAAAGTAACATTGGTAAAAGGAACAGTAAATAATGGAGGGTCAAACATCTACCAACTTTCTGTTCAAAATGGAGCAAAGGTTGTTATGGTTGCTGAAAACACAACTAACAATAATAAAGAATTCTTTGAGTTTGGTGTTATAGATAATGGAACTGATATATTCCATACAGAATATGGAAATGTCAGGACTGGAGAACAATTAATTGTTCCTGTATTTGAGAAGACAGCAAGTGGATTTGCAAGAGTGAACTTTACAATAGGTTCTTCTGTCACAACAGCACATAATGTTGTAGTAACTATCGTATCCAACATCAATAAGAAATAAAAATGGCAACAACAATAGAAAAATTTGATTCCATGGGTGGATTTGCTGTAGGCAAAACTGTAGTTGTAGATGAATTAAGGAATGCAAAGGATCTCAATACTTTAGAGGTAAAAAATAGTAATTACACAGACAGTAGTTCTACCAGTTATATTTTGCGTGGATTAAATACATCCACTCTTGACTTAGATGGTGTAGGTACACAAATTCCTATTACCAATAGCACTATGAATTTTATTACAGGTCATATTATGGCTGTCAATGATGTAGGAACTGTGTATTCTACAAAGTTTGAAACATCATTGTATTGTGATAGTGTTGGAAATACAACTGTACAGTCTAGTTTTCAAACAGTTATTAAAGACGATGTTCCATCAGGAGAAACTTGGTCTGTTGAACCAGTAGGAGCATCAAACAGATTTAGTTATTCAACAACTAGAGCTGGTACAACATCTACAATTAAATGGGTTTCTTATACCCAAGTTGTTAGCATCGCTTGGTCTTGATGCTAAATATATCATAGGAAAAAATGTCTAAGGATACTGCAGCACCATGAGTTTTCATATTAATTCCGATAAAGAGAAAATAAGGGGAGTCAACCCCAAACTTATCGGTGATAATGAAGTTACTATTCGCTCTGGCACGGGGTCGGGAGAGAAGGAGATTCTGCGTGCTCAATTAGATAGTGAAACAAACTTACCTCGTGTTGGTATCAATAGAACTGGACAGAGAGTTAACAATATTGATATTGATACTGCTGGTTCTGGATATACTGTAAACCCAACTGTAACAATTGGTGCTCCTAATGTTGCTGGTGGTATTCAAGCACTTGCTTCTGCCTTTATCTTTAATGGTAAAGTTGTTTCTGTTGCTGTTAATGAACCAGGTAGTGGATATACAACTGCTCCTGCTGTAAGTATCACAGAAGGTGGTGGTGCTGGTG